CCATGTGAGCCTATCCATAGGATTTAACACAGCCGCTTTCACTGTCTCATCACTTAATACTGTCCAGCCAGTCTTGACTTGCAATGCCTTCTCCGTTGCGAATCCGGTATAGTAATAGTTTCGCTCAAATTCATCCATTATCGCAGCCCGTGTTATCTTTTGGGACTGCTGACGCAAGACGTTGATCCGCGAGGCTATCAGCTTTTCCAACTTTGTAAGCCTGTCATATTTCGCCATATCAACAAAGCTCACATTCGCACCGAACTTCGCATAAATCTCTGCCAAGTCCCGGCGAATCTCTCGGAGCGCAACGGTGTAGGCCTTTTGCAATTCCTTTTCCGCAGAGAGTAAAAGCGCGTCGCTGTCACTGTCTGCACTGCGGTATATATCCGCAATAATTTTATTTAGATCACGCATCTTCTTCAGGTTCACCCAGCGGCAAAACCTCGCCAGATTCTTCCTCGATTAACTTCAATTCGGCTGCAACATCATCTACATAAGGATGGTTGGCAAGTGCCGTCTTTCGACTGGTAACCCCCATAGACTTAACGGCATTGTCAATCTGCTCAGCCGTGTTAGCAATACGGGACTTATTGAATACAAAACTCACATTCTTTGAGTCGAACTCACCGACATTGCTCCAGTCCATCCAGTCATGGACAAACAGCATAAATTCACCGAGAGACTTTTTCATTTTGCGGATGGTTTCGTCTGCTTTCATGTCAAGTTGTGAGAACATCCACTTCAAGGCAACACCAGAAGGGGAGGAGCCAGCTTGTATATCCTTCGGGTTCAAACCACGACCGAGGACAAAGATATTATCCTCCAAGCGTTGCAAGTGCTTCTCTCTGGCTTCAACAGGGATGTCGGCTGAAATCGGTTCAACACCACCATCTGCTTGAACTTTTACTGCTTTATGACGCTTCATATTACTGCGGAACTCTGCCAGCTTTTCACCACTGTATCCCTTTAATATCCAAACAACCTCCTGTATATCTTCCAGGTTGTTTGATGCGTCCGACACATTCTTGTCGAAATCATCAATCAGTGCCTTGATAGGTGCCAAGTCGGTCATACATTCGCTGTTGTTGGGTAAGCAGATGAAAGGAACACGCCCCCATCCGCGAGCATCTTCTGTATCATTGGCTGTGTTGGTCAGGTAGAAATGCCCAACCGGATTGGGGTCAACCCCATCAGCAGCAACGGCTACGCGCCAGCTTGTTTTGTCTTGTCCGGCCTGTTCTTCGATATAGGTGGTGCAATCCTCATCCGTCCACCACTCCGCACGCCTGAGCTTAACCTCGCGCCCCTGCGGGTCTATTGAGGTGTATTCGTAGAACCGAATCACAGCCGTTAAACGCTTTTCGTATGTCGGATCGTAGATCGGTATAATCTGCCGACCATCAACCACGATGTAATTGAATTCCCCATCGCCGTCTATAAACACATGCAGCCATTCCTGACCGCGATTTGCAGCACCTTTAACCCAATCGTGAGCCACATCAGCCCAGTCATCACCAAGCAATTCACTGATTGCTGCTGACTGCTTTTCGTCCTCAGACTGAAATACTACCGGATTACCAACCGCATAGCTTGTCTTCTGGTCAACCATGAGCTTGTGAAAGCTATGACCTATCTTATTGTTGGCAGCGTCGGTGTCCTCATGCGTTACGCTCTTTACTTCATAGGTGATCTTGCGATCTTCAATGTCATTGCGAGACCGATAGTAAACAGATCCCGCTGTCATTGCCTTGTATTGATCCGAGGCTTGCCAATCATTGATAAGGTGGGCAACGATATCCGCTTGGCTCATCGTTGCCTTGTGGCTCAATTTTAGCACATCTATACTTGTTGTCGTTAAGTAGCTCATCGTAAGAATTCTATTTTCCGTTCATATGCCAGATCTTCGAGGGCATATCGCATCGCATCCATAAGGTGGTTTCTGTAGTCAACTGGTTCTTCAAGTGTGTTGCCGTCCTTATCCTTGCGGTATTGATAGCCCTGTATTTCATTTATAAAATTCTGACATTTATGCGATATCACTATCTCATGCCTTCTGCAAAAGTCAATTCCGAATCGGATTGAGTCTTTACCCTTTTTTGCCCCTCGTATATTCCACCCTGCGTTTTGCCATTCCTTCACTCTGGCTGGCTCGCTGGAGTCCGCTGTAATTAGATCGCTTTTCCCGATCTGGTTTTCAGCTTCCCGCATCAGTTGCGAGTTTGTCAGGCTTGGCTCATACAGCTCATCGAAGATGTAAATTTTGCTGTCTTTAAAGCCAATCCGAACCAGCGCCGCCGGATCATTAAAACCCCAATCCAAGCCGTTGTATGTCGTATTGAAATCTTCTGCCGTCCATGTTTCAGGCGATACTGAGTAATTCGTATAAACCAGATCCCCAAGCACACCCCATTCACCAAGCCCGTAAACCTTGTAGTAAATCGGGTCAATCTCTTTGAGGCTTTCGATTTCGGCGATATCGCTTTCATCTAGGAAGCTGTTGTCCTTGTAGGTCGTCTTAAGTATCAGTGCATTTTCTCTGGGATTGTCGAAGAAATACGACTTCAGCCAGGATAGCGCACTGATCGGGTTGAAGCTCAGAGTGATTTGCTTGTGATCCACTGCTCGACCGCGTAAGCGCAAATTGAGCTGCTTTAAATCATCCTCTGAAAATTCGCTTGCCTCCTCCATCCAGATATCTGTGATGCCTTTGATGGATTTGATTTTTTCCCGATCGTCTAAGCCTAGAAATATAAAATGGCTGTTATTGACGCCGTGAATCTCAAGGTTGCCTTTCTGGATCTCAAAGAACGGTGTAAGATTCCAATCGCTGATAACTCCCGCTATCTCTGCGAAGGTGGAATGCCGCGATGTGCGGCCTACTTTTCTAAGAACAAGGGTCTTTCTGTTTCCCCAGGTGAGGTGATTCAGCACCTTCTTTTGAGCTATGAAAACGCTCTTACCTGAGCCAGCGCCACCGTAATAAATCTCGAAGCGCTTATCTGTCTCTATGTAAGGGCGATAGACTTCATTTATTACCGCCGGGTCAAACTTAATCCGTATCGTCATTCGGTTTAATCTCTATGACGATATCCTGCTTCTTTTGAGTATTGTCTTTATCGTAAAGCCCTAAGTGCTTCATCAATTTCTCAAGCGCGTCTGTTTTGCTGTGGAGCTTGTAGACTATACCCCACTGTGTCGGCCTTATCTCTGCAATGCAACGGGTTTGATCTGGTGTAAGGTCTTCCAGTTTTTTTAGTGCGAGTCCGTGAGTAAAATTGTCTTCATTGTCTTCATCGTCTTCTTGTTTGTCCTCGTTTGCTGGATTCTCAAGAAAGCTGGTCACGTCCGAAAACGCTAGTCTTGCAACCTCTCGCACCACGTCAATCGCTTCAAAATCGAGCTTATCAGAAATTGCCTTTTGCAGCTCTGCAATCCTAGATTTAACGTTAACGTTAGTTAATAGGTCTGCACCTCTTACTTTCGCACCTTTCTCGCTATATCCAGCCCTTATTGCGGCCTGAGTAGCATTGAGGTCAACAACATATTCCTCACAGAATCGCTTTTGTTTGTCCGTTAAAGCCATTACCCGCCAACCTTTATCAAGCTACTCAGCAGCGCTATCAACCCTACCGTTATCAGCGTCCCCGCTATTCCGGCCAGCCAGCGCCCTGCACGCTTTAAGTATGCCAAATCCTGTATCATACCAGACTCAAAAACCTGCTTTTTCAATCGCTTGACATCATCAGCCTGTTCGTGCAATGCATCAAGGACGGCTCTTGTGTTAGAGGCTTCCTCAACCCTCGCCAACCGATCTGCTGTTAGCGTCTCTTTTAGCTCCTTCATCTCCTGCTTTAACTCAGCAAGAGACTCAGCAAGCGTTGTATATTCGCTCATACTCCCCATCCGTGAGGTTTATAAAGTGCTTAAGCAGCCCATAGAACTGCTATCCGCCGTCGCCATTTATTCGGCACAAGGCCATGCAGCAGCATATCGTATTCTCTATCGTGTGGATACATGAAAGCCACGTGATAAAAGTGGTTGCTGGTATAGCCCAGCAGGGCGATCAGCAGTCCACCTTGCCACAGGAACTCAATTTGTGACATCTCCGGTGGCGTCAATAGAAAACACACCGTCAATGCACCGCCACCCGATAAGTGATAGCCCGTGATCTTACCTTTTTCCAACTTCAGCAGGAAAGGCCACTTTTCAAGCCAAGACCAATCCGGTCTAAATCTCGCTATCTCCTGAATACGCCACAGCAGAATTGCGAGGATTAGTGCTGGTAAGACTTCACGCCATTCAGGTAGTGCTAGATAGAAAAGCCACACCAGCACAAACCAAGCCGTATTTGCAAGGGTGAGCTTCACCACTCACCCCGGCTTTTCTGTCGCTCTGTCACGAAATAACCAGTTGCCTCCAGATAGGCCATATATCCGAACAGAACAAACGGCAATGCTCCAAGTAATACGTTCACGATTACACCAGCCATTCTATCAACTCAAAGACCACGATCGCAGCCACCAATGCACCAAAGAAATCCACGATAGCATCGACTAGAAAGTGTTGCTTAGGCGTAAAGCCTTCTTCCTCGTTGCCATACCCAGCAACCTCAAGCCCTTCACCCAGCACCTCTTCCCAGAGATATTCCAAGCCTTCCCACGCAATAGCCACAACAGCAATTACGCCGACGGAATCCATGAACTTCCAGCCCATAAATGCATGGAAGATTGGATAGAGTGCACCTCCGGCAATGTGCCAGTAGATGTGCTTGTTTAGCGTCCAGCCGTATTTCCAGAATTTTGAGAATCTACTCATGTCGCACTCTGCTCGTATTTTATGGGTGAGTCTTCTGATTTAAGCACCTTTCGCACCAGCTTCAAGATGCCGCGACTACCGCCAGCCAGGACAAGTGCAGATATTACCTGCCCACCCCAATGCCTTTCTACTCCAAGCAAATGCAGCATATCAAAACCGCTATACCAGACAAACAAGCCGGAAAGTATGAGTGCGATTACCGCCTTTATGTCGTTTGATAGTTTTTTCTTGAGGATATCAAGATTGAAGAGGAAACCGCAAGCAAGATAGATCACGCTGCTGTATATCGCTGCCGTCAATACTGCTGTGGTGAACTGAGTGACGATCTGACCCACCTCAGAGCCTCCATAAGCGCAAAAAGCGCAATCAATCTTTGCACATTGCAAAAGCCGATTACGCCTATTCTACGCTCGATAATTCCCTGATGCACTAAACAGCGTCCTGCTTTCCATGTGCTTCTTTGACGGAATATACTACGAATATTTTTCGTAGTCAAGCACAAAAGTGCGTTTTTGTGGGATTGCTGTGATGCAATATTTGCATTGACTATTTGATTTTCAATATTTTTTGCTGATTCATAGGGACTAGGTGTTCTTTTTCTTCGCCTACAGCGCGAATCCATTCATAGGCGTGCTCTATGTGTGAATAGGGCTTTTCACCTCCCGTTTCGACATACCACATGGTATACTCTCTGGAGAATATTATTGAGCCACTACCAAGCCCGGTATCATCTTTAAATACCAGCTTTCCATCTGAAACAAAGACCGTATATGGAACACCACACAGCACAATATTTTTCGGAATTACCTCAATGGGGTCGCCAAACCATTTATAATGCTTCAACAAGCTATATCCTTGCCCAGGTTTTACCCATGCACATCGAACCACATTCACCCACTCATACCCCAGCAACCCAAGTGCATTGCCAAGCCTTACAAGCGGATACATGAACCGCCAAAACCATCGTCTCATCTTCTTCCTCTGATTTTAAAATTCTCCCGCCCCCAAGCCCTCCGCATTGCTGCGCCGATCTGTGTCGGTTCCTATCCATTGGGTTAGGTATCCAGGCAAGGGTGGCGGGGATAGTTTGCATTAGCCCGAAACCCCGCCCCCGAAAGGGCAGGGCAACGGTGTGTTGGGGGAGGGGTTAGGATGTAAAAATACCCTCTAGTGGTTTAACCTTTTTAGCCTCTCTGAGTGACTCGTTGAACTTGCTCAACCACACAGCCCCTTTCGCTGTGTGCCCCTCGGCTACCGCCTTATCTAGTATGCCTTTTTGCCTCTTAGTCAGTGTTTCCGACGTCCATTTCATTCTTTGCTCCTTTGTGTTAAATAGGTGGTTCTGCATGATGTTCTCTCGCATCTCTCATTGCATCATTTGCCAATCCATTAATTATATCAATCTTGTCTGCTTCAGCCTTGTTGTCAAAATCACCTCTGATAAGTGCGACGACCAGTATTCGCCTGTAAAAGTCAATGCTTTCTTCTGCTGCTTTTATTTCTTGTTCCGCGCTCACCCGCAATACCTCCTTGCTAGTGTGTCTATCCTTCGCTGCTCAATCGCAGCCTGATTCAATCCGCTGGCATCGGCTACAGCATCCAGCCATTGCTGCCAGTTCTTGCATGTGTAGAACTTCCAGCCGATGTCCTGCAAAGCGTCCCTGAACTCCCTCTGTGATTTCGAGAGTGACCCGGTTGGCATCTTCAGCTCAAATCCCGCTTGCCAATTCAAGACGATAATGTCCGACACACCCGGCAATACCCCTTGCAGCTTCAGTGAGTGCCCGCGCTGCTTGGATGTGTTGCGCTCGTTTGCCGTGTGCCACCACACCGTTTCAGGGTAGGGAAATCGGTCACGCAGGTATTTCGCGGCCTTCTTCTGGAAGTCGGATTCACGCTTGATCTCCAGTTGGATTAGGTCGGCTGGTTTCATTCTTCCCACTTTCTCAGAAAGTCCACTTTTTCAGTTCTCCCCACATGCCAGGACTTGCAAATGTCGCAGCGATAAGCCCTAAGCGACGATTTCTTTTTTGCAGACATCCTCGCAGCCTCAATCTTGGCTCCTGTTTCGCCCCACTTCTTTTTGCGGCAGATCTTCACGATCCCTCCGGCATTGTGATTTTTATTCGGTGGTAAACATAGTCCGACATGTTAAACCTGTAAGCCCCCATTGAGATGCGAGTTTTAAGGCAAAATTCAATATCCAGAAAAGAGTGTTTACCATCTTTCGATTGCCCAAGTATTAAATACTGCTCCTCATCCAACTCCATCCCCTCCGTGACGGGTTGCCAGGGGAGACCCTCTATGTCAACAGCTTTACCGTATCCCGCAAGCCAGCCCTTGATATACACATTAGCCTCTCGTTTGCCTCTTACATCTGAAGGTATTTTAAATTCCATCACCCCACCTCCGGCGGTTTGGCGGCGGGTCGCCAATGGGTGTATTTCTTCTTTATCTGACTAAGGTTAAAAATCTTTCGCTCATCAAAATCCATTATATCCCGCGATAGTTCTTGAAATAAATCGGGTGACCTGAAAACAAAATGATCTTCCTCGAATGAGGTGTATTTCATTGGAACCTCATTGTCCCATTTGAATCCTAAACGAATTCTTTGCCCATCAGACGGCAACTCATCCCACGTCCGCCACCGCTCGCTTTCGAGCTCCTCCCGCAGCCGGGAGAGTTCGGCGGTGAGAGATTGGATATACTTATTGACTTGCTCCGCGTCGTGCTTTCGCATTGAGATTATTTCGCCGCTGATGTCGGCAATTGGTATTTGCATTGTCATTTTCGCATCCATCGCGCTACGCCTCCTGTTGTTAAAATCTTCGCTTAGGGTCTGTGATTTTTACATCTGCTGAATAAATCTGACCATCTTGAAAGAAAAAATCCTCTGGGAATTCATAAAGAGCAGACAGCTTTCCCAAAAACTCATCACCCTCACGGACTCCAATTATCCCCAATTCTGCTTTGGAGATTTTTGCCTGATTTACCTCAATCGCCGCCGCAACCTCTCTTTGTGTCATATTTCTAAATTGTCGCGCCAAGATCAGCATTTGCGGGTTTACAGCTTTCTTTTTCAAGCTCCCATTCTCCTGTTAAATTTCTTACCGCTAAATTTCGATCCTGTTGTAAAATTTACCGCACTCGACTCATTACACCTAGATCGCACGATCTCCCACCACAGCCCCGAAATTTTTCGAATCCGGGGCTGTTTGGGTGGATATTGCAAATTAGAAGGGCAAATCCGCGCCCGGTATTGGCTGAACTGTCGCGCTATCTGCCACAGCAGCAGCCGATTCCGGTGAGCCGTTGGTGCTGTTCTTTGGATCTGCCAATTTCTGAATATCTCGAACTATCACCTCAACACCGTAGCGGTCGTTGCCGTCGTCGTCTTGCCACTTGGTATTCTCCAGCTCGCCGGAAACGTAAACCTTGCTTCCCTTCTCAACCCACTTGAGGGCAATCTCAGCAGTCTTCCCAAAGACTACGCAGTTAAACCAGTTGGTTTTGTCTACGTATTCGTCACCCTGCTTCACTCGCTTATTGATTGCCAGGCCGAAAGCCATTACAGGTTTTTCGTCTGTGCCTCTGCGCTTGACCTCTCCGCAGTTCCCGATAAATTTCACTTCGTTCAAATCTCCAAATCCAAACATACTAATTCTCCTTTTTGGTTAATTTCTTCCGTATCTCCTCCCGCACCTCTCCCGGCGTCCAACCATGAATGCGCTTCAGCCGGGACTGGTGGTAGTGGATTTGCTTTTTCTTGTCGAGGGCTGACCGATACAGCCGATCCAATGCCCGAAGGCTTTGCTCTGTGCGGTTCATTTGGTCTCCAGGGTTTGGGGCATACTTGCCACAGACAACCAATAGCCGATTTGCCCGTCAATATCGCCAGATTCACCTTGTCTTTCCTTTGCCGCAACCAGCAAAGCCCCCTCCAGCTCCGCGATGCGCTTGTCCTTCTCCGCCATCAACGCGTGATCGTCCTGCGCCTTCTCTCTATGCCGCGCAATCTCCGCGTCGGCTTTGCCGAGCATTGAATGAGCTGTTTCACATGCGCCCATGAAAGATTTCAGCTTGCCATCATCCTCGTATTGGTTCCATTGCTTTTGATAACTCACGCCTTGCCCCTCTCTTTGTAGAAGTTTTCCACTTCCTGAAGCTGTTCAATTTCCCTCTTACACGCTTCCGCCCTTAGCCGAAAGCTGTATGCGGCAGATCGCAATTCTTGAATGCGCCTCCTAGCGATTAAAAAGCCATCTTGCGGCGATCCGGGTCTATTTTTAGCGGGTTTTACGAAAGGTGTCCACTTCTTCACGCCTTGCCCTCCTTGCTTATCGAATCAGCAAACATCTCCAGCCATTTTTCGTTTGCGTTTTTCACTCCGCGCCCTCCTCGTGAATGTTGCCGATGACAACAGCGACGTGATATTCCTTCTGTAATTCGAAAATCACCTCATCCTCTTTGCAGTTAACCACAAATCGACCTTCGATAAATTCAACCACACCCTGAAAGTCCCTAGATTGTCCGCTGAAGATGTCGCCGATTAGGTAGCCACCCTGCAAATCAACAACATCCCCCTCGTAAATCTCCTTGCCCGTCTTGTCGTGCAGTCCGGTGAATTGGTGGCTGCATCTATGCGCATCGGCAAACGTAACGCTTGAACCCGTCGCCGGACTCTCAAAGCGATCCTCAAAAAAACCCCAGTAATGGAACTGCTTAGATTTTTCTATCCATTGCCTAAACTTCAACTCTCTCACGCTGTCACCTCTCTTGGTTTCCATAGCTCGCAGTAGCTGTGTTGGTGGTCAAGAAAAACCCCTTGCCTGATTGGCTCTGGTATTGGGTCAAGCTTTGCAATGCACACATAGCCCATTGTTTCTGTGATTTGACCTTTGCCGATAGTTTTGTTGCCCGGATGTTTTTTCAATTCAAGTTGATTCGCGCAGTTGCAACAGCACTCGCCGTTATGCCAACCGTCAAAGCAATGCCTTGTTGTCCTTCTGCTATTCACGCTGCTTCTCCTATTTTTTCAAGTCCGACACCTTCACGAAACTTGTTCATCACCGAAAACGGCATCCACCTATCCCAGTATCCGACATACTCCTCGGCTGTATAATTAACCAGATGTCCGTAGCGCTTCCAGTTGTTTATCAGCACGTCGAGAGGGGAGAGCATGACCGTTCCCGCCTTGCGGTCTCCGGTGATCTTCTTCTCACTCGCCTCCTGCGGCATCGTCCAGCGGTCTATCCGCTGTGCTTCTGTCATGCTGGCGGTGTAGTGAGTGGTCAACATCCCCCGCGCTACCAGCACCGCACAATGTCCGAGTTTGTTGAGTGCATTCGCACGCTCTCGCTCCGAGGCGTTACGCTCGTCTTTCTCCTCAACGTATCGCTTAACCATTCTTGCACGCTTCGACTCCGAAGCCATGCCCATATACTGCGCCACCTTTGCGACACTCGGCAGATCCCCGGCCTTAAGATCAAGCGTCGGTGTCATAAGGTCGATTGAATCAATGAACGTCGGCAGACCATATCGCTCAACTGTCATGCGGTAATGCGCTTCGCTTTCAGCCTTCCACTCTGGTTTGGACTGAAACGCACCGTTGAACCATTGCCATGCTTGCGCCCACTGCTCGTCAGGTAGTTTCCACTCATTCTGCAAAGTTCGGCCTCGTTGGTGTTGTTCTTGGTTTTGGTTTAGTGCTGCCGTTCGGCTTCTGCTGTCGCTTGTTCCATCTCACGGCATTCTCTTCCCATTTCTGCGCCTCTAGCTCCAGCCCCATCAGCTTTCGGGGCGGCTCCTTAAGGAACATCACAAACCTCGCACGCTGATAGTCCTCGGTAATGATGTTTTTAATGCGCACATATTCAGCCCATAGCGGGGAATTTTTTTGGGCATCCCCAGATTCAAAAAAATCAACAAAAAGAGAGTGAGTGAGGAGAGGTCGCGCGCGCGCGTCTCTCTCTCTTTTGTCTTTATTGTATTTAATACTTTCTTTAGAGGCTCTGGATCGCCCATTATGAGGGGGCTGTGGCGATTTTCCATTACCATTATTGGTAATGGTTGTTACCATTATTGGTAATGAATCGTTACCATTATTGGTAATGGCCTTCGAGCCCTTCTTGATACTTTTCCAGCTATCGTAGTTCTTGTTTATTTTATACTTAGGGGCTGGACTGTTATCATTATTGATAACGCCATTACCTTTATTGATAACGATTAAGCCCATAAGTTCCAGTTTTTTCAATGACCTAGACACATGAGGCTTTATTAGCCCCGTTCGCTCCGAAATCTCGGCAATTTTGATGTGTGCCCACGTCCGATTCCAGCCGTAAGTGAGCCGCATTATTGCCAAAAAAACCTGCATCGCTTCACCCGGAATTCGTATCTTTGCCAGGGCTTCAAGTAGCTCATTTGACAGCTTTGTATATTTGTCTGGTTGTGGATTAGCCATTGTCAATTCCGTTTGATTTTAGGTGCTTTTTGAATTCTTTTTCAGTCATTACACCCTTTTTCATATTGCAGTCTTTACATGCCACACAAAGGTTTCCTGGGTTGCTTAAACCGCCTCTAGAGATAGGTGTTTTGTGCTCAATATGAAGGTATTTATTTTTGAAAAGATCCCCGCAATAGTAGCATTTGTTTCCTGCATCGTTAATCATATCCCGGCGTAATTTTGCCGTGATTTTTTTACGCGGCTTCAAGACTACGTTTTGTAATTTCAAGAACAAATCGTTTGTTGATTTCAGGAATTCATACAGCTTTTCATCTGGCAAATTGAAGTGCCTTTGATAGCTAAAAACGATGTTCATTAAGTCGTCTTTCTCTACACGAAAATGCTCAAAGGACATTGCAAGAGAGCACTTATTGCAAATGTGGCAATCCTTACCCTCTACGTCAGATACAGCCGGAGGGATAGCGAGTCCCATACAAACAAACCAGTGAAATTCATCACCACGCCTATCACACTTGTAAACCGGAAATTCTTCTGTTACTGTGTCCTCATCTTTTCCATCCCAGAACCGCTCGTTGTGAAGATATGTCAATTCTATTTCCTCCAACCCTGCTGCTTATTGTTGTCAAATCCCGACATTGATTATCCTTTATTTACTCTTTTCCTCGTCGCTCCAGGTCTCTTCTTTCAGCCCTTCGCCCTCGGCAAAGAAGCTCAATTGCTCACGCACTCCGTCGGTCTTTTTGACTTTTCGCTTTCGGCCTTTTCGGTTGAAAGTCTCGCCCTCTGGCTGGTCTGTTTTTGGCTTTTTCCCCGCCAGTTGAGAGTCAAGAATCCCATTCTCTTTTGGCTTCCATCCGTAATACTCTCGATAGTATTTGTTCATCATTTTCTCCCTAATTAACACTCACCCCGCTACGCCGCACCCAATACGCCGCTGCCACTATCCGGTAACGCTTCCGCGCTGGCAGATCGCTCTTTCGCATGGCTTTGACTAGCGACATGAAGAATCGCTGGCGTTCGGTGGTGGTCATGGTTGTAGCTCGTAAAACTTGTCGGTTAACGCATAACCCCACATTGGCGGTTCTTCTTCGCCCCAAAGAACCATCTTGTATTTCACAAGTCCATCTTCTTGCAAGCGGTGCAGTATCTTCCTGACTTGATACTTGCTCGTTTGTAGCAAGACAGCAATATTCCCGGTCGATATAACCACACCCTGCCAACAACACTGATCCATTACCCTGGTTACATCCTCTGTATCTATTTTTGCATACTGCTTCCTCACACCGCCTCCTTCATCTTACACGTTTCACTAATCTTCCCATCTTCCCAGCCCACCCGCTGAACCGTCGCTTCCGGCACATCCGGCGAGAACAGACCAGACAACACCTGCTGAAACGGACAGCCCCGCTCATAGCGCGGACAGCTTGCGCAGTTGCATTCGAGCCATCTGGATTTATCCTCAGCCGACTGGAAGGGGATTACGCGGCTCATGGGGTGGTCTCCATCTGCACCAGTTTCGCCGTCTCCTGAGTGATCTGCTTTTTTGTGAAATCGCCTCTTGTAAAATCAGAGCAGGCTATGCTACTCATGCTTTTAAATTGCTTATGCACCTTCTCTGGCTTACAGTTGCTAGTCATCCAGAACACACAGTTTCCGCAGACTTCAGCAGACCACCGATTCACTATTTTTCTTTGCTCTCTGATTTTGTCAAGTCGATGAACCTTGCTTGACATTTTGCTCATTGCGTCAAATATCTTGTCTGCGTCCATCTCACTCACCTCCTGCGGGTGGGGTGGGAAGTTTGAAGCGGCGCGCTGGGGGTGTGATACCCATATCCTCAAAGTCTGTTGTGTCCGACCCACATGGATAGTTGAATAGCTCGACCTTAAAGTCATGTATTTCACCCTTTCCGGGGTAAACAACAGCGTAGAAACAATCTGCCTCCCACTCGGTCATTTCGGTGATTTCCTCGCCCTCCCGCAACGCCTCGACCTCTTTTTTAAGGTTGGTGATGATCTCAACCGCGCCGTTATACTCGCCGTTAATTATCTCTTGTTTGTTTTTTAACTCCTCCCGCGCCTCAGCAAGCTGGCTTTCCAGCTCTACGAATCTCTTTGCACGTTCAGCGATTTCGGATTCGAAGGAATTCTTCTGTCCGTCGCGCTGCTCGATCAGTTCCGAAGCTTCGGTGTTTAATTTGCTAGTCTCGTCAAGTCGCGCTTTCTTTTCTTCTTCAAGCTGGCGGGTGAGGACGGCGATTTGCGTTTCAAGGTTTTCCATGTATCTACCAGCAACTGCGCTGACTTCTATGTCAAACAAGTCCAAGCCGTCTTTGAATATCACATTCCAGTTCAGGTCACCCTTTGATATAAACTTTCTTTCCATCATCTTCTCCTTACCCGCCCATCAGAGCGGGTGTGTGGTTATGCCGGGACTTCTTCGGCAGCGTATTCGTCAATTTGTTTTTTGAAGGCTTTAGTGAAAGCCGCCTTTACCTTGCCATATGCAATGTTGAGCTTTTGGCCTGACAGCTCGTTGATTTCTCGCATACTCTCATAGCCTCGGACGGGTGTGCCGTCGTCCATACTCCAGCCTGTCAATTTCTCCAGCATCGAACCAGCTTGAGCCATATTGCCATCAACCAGGAGCGTTATCATGTCGCCAATAAGCTGTTTTTGGTCGGCTGGTGTTTTCTTGTCTTTGGTGAGTAGAGCGATGGTGGCTGTCAGGTCAACAGTTTTAACAGTCTCAACCGCCGGGGCTTCAATTGCCTTCACTTCACCCGATAGCGTCGGGGTTTCACCAGTGATATCAATCGCAAGGCTGTTTTGAGGTGCAGCAGGTAGCACGCCTCGACTTGCTAGTGCGTGTATGGCTTCCAGATTGTTCACTGATTGCAGGTGCAGGATCGGGAACTGCTTACCGCCGAGCTTCTTGATGAACTTCACCTCGATGCAGAACGGCACACCAACAAGCCGACCGCCTGTCATATTGAACACATTCTCTATCTCAGTGTATAGGCCGTCGCTGGAGTTGTCTGAGTGCGTCTCGAACTGGTAGAGCATTGGGCTAATTAGCTGCCCTGTGTTGATGTCAGCGACGTATGCTTTGAGCGAGGTATAGCTCTTGCATTGCTGCTTTTCCGGCAGCGAGGCACAGAAGCACGCCTTTTCTTCACCTGTCGATAGGTCGCAGGCCGTCTCACCGTCGCACTTGCGTTTCTTCACTGCACTGTCACCCTTGCCACCCCATAGTGAGTATTCAGTAAAAAAGAAGTCCTCGATATTATTGGACGGAAAGAAGATCGCAATACGCTGCGGCTTATCACCATATACAGCAGCTAATTCGGGAAACTTGGACACGTTGAAGTGATCCAGAGATTTCGGATAGCCCTTTTCAGACTTCGTGCCGCACGTAATCTTGCCGCGCATGTCCCGGCTGTATCGTCTTCTCATATTCTTACGCAACGCCATTTGCAACCTCCTGATGTATTGAAAGTGTTTCCTGTATGTCCATCGTGCGAGGATGCGGGTCAGGGTTCAGGTGATCCCAGATCGCCTTGACGTTGCCGAATAGCTCATAGTAGTAGTCAATATCCCGGCCTGACTTCTCGGCTGATTTGTCGGTATCCCAGACGCTATATCCTTGCTTGGTCTTGCTCCCCAATTGCACGATCATTCCGCGCTCTGCGCCTATGGCCTTGCAGTAGGCTGCGACCTGGCACTTGTAACCGTCGTAAATGGCTTTGCTGGTTTTCCAGTCAATTACTGTCAAGCGACCATCCAGCAAGCACACCAGATCCACCGTCCCGGCATATCCATCACCCCATGCGGTTTCCTCGATGGACTGGATGGCGAAATCCTGCGGCAGCTTCTCATACCAATTCATAAAGCCGTGCTGAATCATCTGCCATTCACCCGGAGTGAAGCTGTAGTCATAGCCATACGGCACATCAGTGTAGCGCAGCTGCACACCGGACAAAAACTGCTCAATACCCCAATGCACACGGCTTCCCTTGTCGCCAGCATCGCGTAAGACCTGCTTGCCGTATTCCGGGGAGGGGAGAGACATCAGGTAGTTGTGAAAAAAGTGATCCTTCGGGAAGCTCTCAAGCACCCACGTAATTGACGGAACGGTCTCGCCAGTATCGTGATTGATATACCAACGTTTATCATCCAGCGTCACCTGTGTTATGTTTCCGCGTGTCACTTTCATTTCAAGCCCTCCATCTGCTTCGCTTGCTTGATTGCATCGTCAATTGCACCACACATTTTTGTGCGTAACTTTTCCAGTGCATTGATGTCGATGCCTTGCTTGGCGGGGTTCTCGTCAAAGAACATTGCAAGCACTTGATCGAGCCTAAATGAAGCGTTTTCGATCTCGGTTATACATGCCCGGTAATCACGAATACAGTTGTGGCAATAGAGCGTGTTGTTGATGCGATTTTGCACCATCTCTCGCCCCATGTCCACGAATTCACCGCAGCATGTGCAGGTTGTGGGTGGTGTGTTAGTCGGGTGGGATAATTCCCGGTATGCTTCTATCACGTCCCTGTCTCCATCTTCCATTAAATTTGCTATTGCTTTCATCGCGCTCATTTGCGATATTCCTTTGATCTTGAAATGATTGTTTTGGCTTAACGCAGGGCTGCAACCCTGCGTTTTGCGTTTTTAGTCGACTGTCACAGAAAAAGCGACTCAAATCGAAAGTTCATTTTTTCGCGATCCTCCGCACTTGCGCTTTCTACCGCTGCGAGTATGCCAGCGAAATAGTTATCTCCAAAATCCCCACTGAAATACTCAACAAGCAACTTTCCGGCCTCGCTTGCGCTTAAATTTTCCAAATGTTCAAGAATGTCATTTCTATCCATCATCTTCTCCTTGCGTTTTATTTGACTTCCTCTAAAACCTTCCTTGCCTCAATTTCCGCCAGTGATGCCTTGGCGTTGTCCGCAATTACCTCCCAAAGCTTGGTTGTTGATGTATTCTGCCCATTTAGCAGGCCGTGCGCTTCTGCGACAACAGGGTCAACTAATACAACGTTTTCATTGTGGTAGACTTTTGTGTGCTTCACGCTCTCCTCGCTTTCCCCATCCGCTTATCAAAACACTCTTGGCAATAGCCATCGGAAACACGGACGGACTCTGTTTGTGAAATTTCATTTTCTATTACGTCATAACCGGGGCGCAGCAGCTTGCGACAGTCTGCGCATAAACTGAATCCAGTTACTTTTCTGTTCTGCTCAACTTGCTCTTGTGTTAGAATCATCCTTGACTCTCCTTTTAAGTAGCCCCGGCAGTTTCCCGACTGCCGAGACCCACCAATTTTAGTTTTTGCGCCCGTCAACGAATAGAGGGGACGCGATACATTGGAACCACTATTCTCCTTAGTTTTGTTGAACTTGGTCTTTAGTAGTTGGTCAAGCGGCACAAGACCGCAATGATCCGCACCCGAATCGAGCGTCACCGTAGCGCTCTGAGTTGGGGTCTCAGGTGGGTAGATGCGGATCATTTCAGCCTCCCGACGACTTTTAATGCTTTGCTGTTTATGTTTTCAATCTCCCCCTTAGCCTTATAAGCCCTCACAGACTTCACGCAAATCCTCAGATCACCCGGAACCTCTTCGCCTTTGCCGTTGATAGTGGGGGATTTGACGCCCTGCAATAGCCCGGCATCCACCAGCTTATACACCTGTCTTGGCTTGATTGACAGCATGTATGCCGTGTAGTGGACATCCCACACAAGCGGATCTGTGTGTATGTGGATGTGATGGACTATGGTGGGAGGGGCGCTCATTTATGCAGCCTCTTCCGGTTGCGGAGTTGCGTAACTGTCTACTTCAGAAGCAAGTAGGTAAATTTTGTTGAAATGGGGGTGGTCTTTAAACGTGCCTCGCAGTCTGTATTTCTTTAGGGTCTTGACGCTTATCCCTAAAAGACTTGCGGCATCTTCAAGCGTATAAAAACCTTTTGGTGTTTCTCGTTTAGCCATTTTCTTTTTGATCCTTTTGAATTATTTTTGATTCAACAGAAATATCGGCTATCAAACCACCAGAGTCAAGAACTTTTTTGAATTAACAGAAATTTTGTGGAAGTTTTGCGAAATATTTAAACTTTACTTAGGGGTTGCCAATGCATTTTATTGGTCTCATGGAAACAATTAAAGATCAACAGAAGATTTTTAGTGATAGGCTTAGCGATCTAGTCTATCAAAAAAATAGGAGTGAGGGGCTCAACAAAAGTGAGATTGCTGGGGCTCTCAATATTCCAATAGGTGCACTATCTGGATATCTATCTGGAAAGCACATGCCTGAATTTACAAGGATGAAGGTCATAGCAGGCTATTTTGGCGTTACGATTGGCTATCTACTTGGGGAGTCTGAGGCTGCCGCACCACAGAAAACCCCTCAAGACAACAGTGACTTAGATCATCAAGACTTAAGTGAACAAGAGAGGAGATTACTTAGTTTCTTACGCGACGATTCACAGAAGGAGCATTGGAAGAAGTTGATTTACGGAATCTTAGAGGGAGCGGCAGATGAGAATGATAAGGACGAAGGGGGGTCTAGGTAGTTACGAACGCATTTTAGTTCAGAAGCACCGGACGCTGAAGACTGAGGTTAAAGACAAGGTTGACTGGCTGATAAATTTGCTCGACAGCGAATTGCCAGTCGTGGTTACAGATCAAGGGAAAATCCTATTCGCAAATGATTCAGCTTGCGAAATTATGGGTTATCCCTTTTCTTTCCTGGTAGGTAAATCTGTAATCGACATTATCAGGAACACAAGTGGAATTCGATCTGCAACCGATCAGATTGCACACCAAAGGGAGAACAACTATATACATGAATACCAGCACCCTATAAGGGGCTTGGTAAATATATGCGCACATCCGCGCATGGTGAGGGTGGGGAAAGATGGTAAAATACTTCGGGTTACTGCTTTGTCTATTGTTGCTGGTTAGTTGTGGCGATAGCTACGAATATGGTATACAAACTGAAAAATCAGAATACGTTAGATACAAAAGCCATGAATTTAAAGCCAGCAGTGACGTTGAGGCCTTCAAAGTTGGTTATGAGAAGTATTACGAGAAAAAAGCGCGATACTTGATGGGCAAGTATATATATAAGGAGAGAGGTATTGTTGAACCCCTTAGTTTTCGTGTCCGTCGCTATAGTGATTATGTTTTTGTAGATATTGATACAACAAGTCCAGAGATTCAAAGCCTTAAGCCTCAAATAGAAGATTTAGTCATATCAAAATTAAGATACAACAAGGAAACACTTGACAGTGCTATTGTCATTAAGAGAGAGGAAGATAGGATAGCCAGGGAGTTGGCTGAAAAGGAAAGAATCGAGCTAGAAAAAAAACTTGCAGAAGAAAGAGCTTTTAAGGCGAAAAGAATAAAGCAGCTCGCGGGATTGTTTAGAACGGAAAAAGACGAGTTTGACAGCGGTGGACGGATTTGGCACAAACACAAATATTCTCCTAAATTTACCAACAGAAATGGGGTATTTCTTTATTTTCAAACCAATGATGGCAAACCCTCAAATTTGAGGTTTGTAATCCAGTATCTTGCTAACGATTGGCTGTTTATTCGCCAGGTAAGATTTGTTATCGACGGAAAGCCCTTCCCGCCCTATATTGCAGACTTTAAGCGAGATCATAGTGGTGGGACAATTTGGGAATGGTCTGACGGACATCTACTTAATAGTGTCGATATGGCGCTTGTAGAAGCCCTTGCCAGTTCTAAATCTGCAAAAATGAAGCTAGTGGGTAGCCAGTATCACAAAATCAAAAACATTAGTAAAAGAGAGATTCAGCGCATGAAGGATGTATTAGATTATTACAACCTACTTAGCGAATCCTCATGA